GTCATATTTAGCTGGTCTATTACAGTTGCACCCGAAGTATTTATATCTGAATCAGTTCCAATTATGGTATTTCCACTACTAGTTACATATCCAGCACCATTAGTCAGTTGATTGTTGTTAGTCGGAATTGTTGGTTTATTAGTTAAATTATTGTAATTTATATTGATATTTGCAGTTCCATTAAAACTTGTGCCAGCTATTGTTCGTGCGTTTTGTAATTGAGTAGCCGTAGCAGCATTTCCTGTAGTATTTTGGTTAAGTGTCGGTACTCTTGCTGCTGCAATAGTTCCAGAAGAAATATTAGAAGCATTTAAAGAAGTTAAACTAGCACCATTACCAGAGAATGATGTAGCTGTTAAAAGTCCTGATGATGAATTAAAAGTTAAATTACTACCGCTATGTGGAGTTTGATTACCTGTTGCAGCTTGTGTAAATAAAACAGAACAAGAAGTATCTGATGATTGGTCTGTTACTGTAACTCTTGTTGAAGTTGTCGCAGTAGCAGCATTTCCTGTAATATCTGAGGATATTGAACTTGGTAATCTTGCATCTGATATTGTTCCAGCATTTATATTTGATGCGTTTCTATAATAAGAACCTTCTTGACCATCTAACAAATCTGCATCTAGCCCACTACTAGAACCATCTACAGTTTTGAGAAGAGTAAGTATTTCTGAAGCTGATTGATCGGCTGTAGCCCCAGACTCAATGCCATCAAGTTTTGACCCATCACTAGCTACGTCACGACCATCTACTGTGCCTGATACTGTGATGTTTCCTGTTACATCAACACCAGCACCAACGTCTAGGTTGCCAGCAACATCAATATGACCATCTGCATTAATTACAAGTCTCTCTGTAACTGTACCAGTGCTTGATGTATAAAAATGTAGTGAACCATCATCTTTGTTAGACGTATCTGTACCTGATTTTGCAATAAAACCAGCAACTTTATTTGTATCCCAAAAGTAAAACTGTTCTCCTATTCCTGTAGTTGCACTTGTAGTAGTTCCCTGTACAGCAATTCTTCCACCACTTGTACCACCAGTTATATTAATTGAACCAGCAATGGAATCTAAAACTGGACAAGCATTTGTAGTAAGAACACCAGATGAAGTTATAGTTAATCTATTTGCACTATTTGTTGTATCTCTTATTCTAAATGTTCCATCTTCATTACCTACTTCGTAATCACTATTATTATTAGTATCAACTAAAAAAAGCTGCGGATTTGTTGTTGATATTGTTATATCTGACGTAAAAGTTGGAGAAATCTTTGACCCTGCTATAGCTGCACTTGCAGTAATATGACTATTATCAATTACCTGTCCTATTTTTGTACCTGTAACTGCATCATTAGCTATTTTTGATGAAGTTATTACATTATTATCTATAGTAAAAGTATCGCCACTATTGCTTACTGTTATATCTCCCTTATCTCCGTCACTAATACCAGAACCACCTATCTCAGCTACGTTACCATTGTCTTTTTTTGTAAATAATTTACCAGTATCGGTTCTTAGAGCTACTTCTCCTGTAACTAAATCACTAGCACTTGGATCACTTCCGCTTGCATTTTTAAGTTTTATTGTGACCGCCATTTGTGTTACCTCCTAGTATTTAATTAAATTAATATCAATATGTTCCCCCATTAACATCAAAACCAGAAGTAGCTCCATCCTCTAAGAATGTAACAAGATCAGAAAAAGCGACTTGCTTCATTGTGCCATTGTCGTTAACAATTATACGATCTGCCGTTGCAAGAGTTGTTGATGTAGCTGAAGTTCCACCATCTAATAAATTTAATTCTGTGGTAGTTACCACCGCTCCATCTAATATTTGCACTTCTGCTTCTGTTAGATCAGCTAAAGCATTTGCTGTTGTCTGACCCATAGTGGCAAGTTCTGTTAACTTATCGCTATGTGGCTCAACATCCGTTCCAATAACAAGTCCTAAATTTGATCTCGCACCTGACGCAGAAGTGCTTCCTGTTCCTCCATCTGATACAGCTAAAGTTCCTGTTATAGAACTAGCAGAAAGATCAACAGCAATTTCAGTAGATTCAATAACAAGTCCACCATTTGATTTTAAATCAACAGAAAGAGTATTCCCAGATTTATCAAGTCCATTTCCAGCTATGACTTGACCAGCCCCGGAGAACTGTGCAAAGGTTAAGTTATTTGTTCCAACTACCGCACTTCCTTTATTAGAAGTACAAACAAACCCATTTTCTGCATTAACTGTTCCTTGTTCAACAAATACAAAAGCACCAGCAGCATCAGCACCACTAGCTAAATCATCCGTTCTTGTCCAAGTGCTTGCTTTGCAAAGGTACAGTCCGTTCTCTGAGGCTGTATTTTGATTTTTGACAAGCACTCTATCATCCGCAGATAATGCAATACCATCAATAGTTTGTGTTCCAGAAAGTGTAATATTTGCTGTTGTTGTTGCTTTAACAGAATCTTTAACATCAAGTCCTTGTGCAACTCCATCCACATAACCCTTATTAGCAGCATCAGCATCAGCAGTAGGATCAGCTAAGTTTGTAATTTTTTGACTATTTAAACTTACCGCACCATCAGGAGCAGTAAACTCATTTAATTTTAATAAATCAGCAGCGACTAAAGCCCTAAAAGTAGGAGCAGCAGCAGAACCTGATGCTGGACCTACTAAGACAGTATTTGCAGTTCTTGTATCTGTTTTATTGAAAAATGCTCCAGCACCACCAACTGTAATTATTGAACTTGCAGATGGAGGAGTTGAACCATTATCTCCAAAACCATAATATAATTTTAAATCTGCTTCATTAAAAGCTAATTCAGATGGAGATAAACTTGACGGAGCTCCAGCACTACCACTAGCAGCTCTTTTTTTAATTCTAATTACGTTAGACATTTTTTAAAAATTACCCCCATTAACAAGTGTAAGTTTGGTAGTTGTTGAATCTAATTTAACTTTATTAGAAGCTAAGTCGTAGTACATAACTGAATTGTCTACTTTGCCGCTGTGATCTAAGGTTAAATCAAAACCAGGCCCTTGTGGCCCAACTGTAGTTATCTCTACAGTTGTAACATCTGAGACTTGTGATACCTCAATTTTATTTGGAGTACTCATTGTGTGTAGCCCTCAGAAACATTTAGGTTACCTTTCATATAATAGTACTCATCCCCACCGGGTTCAGTTAATTTCACATCATATTTCAAAGTTCCGACAATAAAATTATCAGTTTGTATATCTGTTAAAGCAATATCTATAATCCCAGCACCTCTATTTGTATACGTTATTCCCCAATCTGCAAACTTTACTTTACGACTTTCATCCCAAACTTGAGCAGCAACAGTATATCCATTCAAACTAAGTGCATTTCCATCTCCATCTTTAAAGGTAAGACGCAAAGGAAAATCTGCTCTTTTTATCACATCAAAATTTTTTATTCCGGGGATTATCGCCATGTTTCTATTCTACCTCCGTAACATCAAATTTGTATTTCTTACCATTTCTTCTATTAATTAAAAAAAGATGTTCTTCTCCTTCTTGAATTTTATATGAACCCCAAGTTCCGTCAACCTCATTTTGACTTCCTTCATTACTCAAATCCAAATCATTAGTAAATAGATCTCGCCATCTTAAACTTGAAGTTCCTAATGTGTATGTATTATCAGCAGCAGGGGTGATTGAATGCATACCAGGTAATGCAGTAATAGTATTACCCCTAGAAACAGATGTACTTCCTATCGCCATTAATACTCCTGTTATATTTGTGGCTTGAAGACCTGTAGCTGTTGTTAGTAATGTGCCATTTTCGTCAGGTAATGTTATGACTCTATTTGAGGCTACAGCATTTGGAGCTCTAACACTTATATGATTTGTACCTTGAGAGACAAGTTCCATGAACCTTACTTCATTTTGATCTCTTAATGTAAGTCCATTTGAATCTATAAATGCTTGAAAAACACCGCCTGTAGAAAATCCTATCGTATTAGCAGCGTGTCTAAATAGTCCAGTATCTTCATCTCCGTCAAAACATAGTGCTGGACTTGTAATACTGTTGGAGTCATCTAGTTCTAAAACTCCTGTTAAAGCACCACCTGATTTTGGTAATAAACCTAAGTTTGCTTGGTCTATATTTCCTATTTCTGTGAAACCATTATTACTACTATTTCTTATTTTTAAAATATCTGTAGTGGTATTTAAAAAAGGCATACCAGCTACACATTGACTTGTTGCTAAATCAGTAGATTTTGAATTACATGATTGAATTGCAGCAAAAACATTATTGAGGTCAGTTCTCACATTCGCCCCAGAAGCATTTTCGATAGTGTAATTTGTAACGTCAGCCACAGTTAAATACTATTTTTCTCCATGTTACCCTCCTTTGCCGAAACCAACAGCACTATAGGTAAAGTTCCTGTTAATACTAGCATTACTTGAGTTCTTAAAATGAACTGTAAATCCTGTTCCAGATACATTAGTTAATTCAAAGTAATCTCCTGTTGCCATATTTTGTGGAGAAATATTAACAGCAGGTAAAAAATTATTATTATTTCCTAATCCAGAAGTTCCTACAAAAAAACGATTTGTAAAAGTTACATTTTTTGCTCCAGAACCAGAAGCTATAACAGATGATTGCTCTGTTCTTGAAGGCATTATTGCTGTATAACCTGCTTGTTGTAAATTCATATTTTGTGCAATGTCTGTTGTAGTTAGCGTAATTCTAAATTGAAATCCTCTTCCTTTAAATGTCCCGTTTGCAAAATCATTAAAACCAGAATATGAACTCATATCTGTAGATGTTCTTACAGCAATTTTAGCGTTAACTTCATTTGCAACTGTTCCATCAAAATCTGTCCAAGTATCAATATTTTCAGTTCTATTATCAAATTGATCTCCTACATAAAAACCAACTCCTTGAAAATATCTTTTTAACTGCAAAGAATATGTTGCCCCTAAATCTAATGTATCTACGAAATCATAAGTACCTGTGGAAGCTGCATTTATAAGTTTTAATCCTCCAAGTGTACTATCATAAGCAACATTTGATTTAGTTCCGTTATATGGTGTGCTATCAGTATCTTCTCGATCAGTTTTAATGATAATCTCATCAATAAGTTGAACTGTTGATAAACTTACACTAGCTGCTACTGCACTAAATCTATTCCCATCGTCTTGAAATTTAAGAAGATAAGTCCCCGGAAGTGCTGCACAGACTACTTCTGTAGCATTACCTGCAACTGCTTGAATAATATCTTGTGAAGTTTGAAAAGTAGCAGCACCTCCTGTTTGAGTTGTATGCCTGACATAAACTCTTCCTCCATGTAAAACATCAATTGAAGTCGATTGATTAAATCTTAATCTTACAAATTGTTCATTAATTGGTTCAATTGTTAACCCAGTTACATTTTCTGGAATTGCAGTTTTTCCTAAAGCAGTAAAAGTTGTAGTCGTGCTACTTTCTGATAGTAGTAAAGCTGCATTATATGAAAAAACTTGAATTTCATAAGTTCCTTTTTGTGAATCCATTATTTCAATATCAGGAGAATATGTTTCTCGTGAAATAAAATTCCCATCTTCAAATTTATAATTTACTAAATATTTTCCAACTCCTAAAACAGGTTTCCAACTGACAACAAGTTTACTTCTTGCCATATTATTTATTGGAACTGTTACTTCTTCAACAACCAAGTTAGAAGGTGGATCTTTTAATCCCGATAAGATTGATATAGTTCTTTCTGGTAATGGTGTTCCATTTTCTATAAAGTCATATTTTCCAGGCACATAAGATAATGCTGATATTTGATAAGTCACATCATCTTGTTCTTCTACTGTTATGACTCTAAAAAGTTGTGTTTCTAAAGTCGTACTTGAAAATATATAAGGAGAATTAGGGTTTGGAGCTGAAGAAAATGCAGAACTTACTGTAACGACTCCTAAACTAACTGAACTAATAGTTCTAGATTCAACAGTTCCATTCGGTAAAATAACGCTTATTTCTGGGTTTGTACTCGAATCTCCTAAAGCAGGGAAGGAGGTTTGTTGTTGAGCATCAATAGTTATTGCAGTAGTTGTTGCAGAAACTATACGACCACCTGTTCTTAAACCTGCCCTTACAGGATCATTAATTTCAATAACCGAACCAGGCCTTACAATTACTCCTGAGTCTATAGAAGTCGTAAAACTAACAACCTCACTTTCGTTTTGTTCAGCAAAAAGAATACTGCGTCCAAGACGAGCAGCTTGATTACGACTTGTGCAACCGAATGCCTTGATATTTTTTATAGATACTCCAAACTTAGTTATAGCTGTGCTATCTTCTACTACCTCATAATCGACTTCTTGCGAGTCCATGTTGAAGTAGCTTACTTTAACAACAGAATGTCTTTGTTTTAAACTACTTCCTGTGTATGAAAAACCTGCTGATACAATATTAGAAAGATTAAACAAGTAGCTTGTATCTAATGGTTTATCTTGTGTAATTGTTATTGCACCTGCCGTCCATATAGGCATACATTTCATTACACTAGATAAATCATTAATTACATCAAATGCCTCACTTTCTTTTTGTATATTGACATTACAACTAAATCTTGCTTCTTGTCCTCCTCGCCCATCATCAACCAACGTATTAGCATATTTACTTGCAGCTACAAAACTAAATAAATCTAAATTACTATCTGTAATATGAGATCCCAAACCATATCTGACATTTGTTAAGAGGTCAAGCAATATCATCGCTGGACAATTTGTATATACAGCAGCACCCATAACACCATTAAATATATAACCACTTGGGTATATAATTCTGCCAGTTGCATTATCAATACTTGGAGTACCAGAGCTAGATGCACCTGCCCCCGGTATTCTTACCTTTATTCCTCTGATCCTATACATCCTCTGAGGTATTGAGCTAAATTTTTGTGAATCAAGTCTCAGATGTGCATATGCACTATTTAAATATGGAGATTTATTATCAATAATTTCAGAAAAACTTGTGAATTGAAATTCATCACGAAGATTGCTATCTGTTGAGTTAGCAGTAACTCTAACGACTCTAATGTCTACAGGAAAAGCTTGATTATTAGTCTTTTTTGTTGTGTCAATTGTTATTCTATGATCTTTCTGATAAGCATCAGCAGATCTACCACTTACTTTACCTCCATTATCAGGAGTAATAATATCTGAATATCCACCTGATTGATATTGTATTTGTATTTTATAATCAACAGTACTGCCTAAAATATCTCCTTGATCCGTAACCTTCTGTAGTTGAGGCCAAGTAAGAGTAACTTTTATTGCATCAACATTAGTATCAGATATAGTCCTTGTTACAGGAGATGATTCTTCAACAGTTACACCAACAGCAGTTGGAGACTCGCTAGTCTCAACTCCAGAAACAAATTGTTGATTTGATGTTCCAAATCTTGGTACAAAAGTAATATCTTGATGATTAAAATCAGTTGAGGCAGGGTTAGATGAATTAGCGGTAGATTTTAAAATAGGAGTTTTATTTAAGAAAATATCTTTTTTAGCAGCGTTAATATATGCAGTAGATGTCCTATCTGTAATTCCTTCTTTAGACGCACTTGCAAAACCCTCAATTTCTCCCTCAGAAATTAAATCTTGTATAGTAGCAAATTGCCTACTATGTAACGTATCAGGAGTTCTTGTTGGGGTAGGAGGAGGTGGGGGACTTCCACCACCTGCACCACGAATAATTTTTTTCTTGTCCTCGGTCATGCTTGCACCTGCTCAGTATCTATAGAAGCAGAAATCACGACAGAGCCTGTAAAAATTTCTCCATATACAATTGGAACAGGAGTCCCGGCTCGACTAGTATTTTGCGTCCCTGAAAAATTAAAAGATATTCTAGGATCTCCCTCATTAGAAAAATCTGGTTCTTGAGGCATAGGAAATAACATCCCACTTACACCACCTAAAACCATAACAGCACCAACGGCAGACAATGCAGTACCAATCGTAGTTCCAATACCTGCTCCAGCAGCAGCACCAAAAACACTAGTAGTTCCAAATAAACCTGCTCCGGGGAAAAGGAATGATGCTCCTATTAAAGCTGCCCCTAAAAATATCTTGCCTAAATTACCACCTGCTCCACTTATAACAGGAACAATATTTATATCAGAACTTCCCATGGGATAATGCAACTCATTTTCATCTACTTCATCTTTACCTAAAATAATTTTGTAATATCTCTGAGACATATATGGTTCAACTGTAGGAAAATTGCAGATTAAAAATCTCATTGTCTCAGCAACAGTAGAAACTTTTGCTTCTAATGACTTATATCCAATAAATTCAGCAAGTTCTCCATGAAAAATAATATTACGCATCATATCGATATCTCCCTCCTGTACATTTTTGTAACCATTCTGAATAAGGCTCTCTACAACTTAACCTATCTGTTAAATGATGTAAAACATTATCTCCTAAATATATAGCAACATGATTTAATCCTTTTGACATAATACTCATAAATAATAAATCTCCAATTTGTAATTTTTCTGTAGCTGATAACATTCTAAATCCTGTTTCTTCTGCACAAGATTCAAACATTGGATTTTTTAAAAACTCTTCGGGTGTTGTTGGTCTATCCCAATCTCTAAGTTTTATTCCTTTTTCTTCTTTATACCAATCTCTTACCAAAGACCAACAATCAGTAATACCCCATACCCATTGCCGACCTAATAATGGAGGCTTATATCCTTCTGGTTTACAAAAACCCCATTCCTCAGTTTTAGGATTAACAATATACCAAGGCAGATTACTCTGCTCACAAGATATTTTATCTGCTTGACTAGCTAAAGGTGGAGTTGTTGGATGGCTATGAATTACAGCCGTTATATCTCCTATGGAATCTGCTTTTACATAATCTTCTGGATCAAGAATAAAACATTGATGTGCTGTCATTGATAAATTTCTACATGGAAAATATTTTTCTTTTCCTTTTATGTTCAATAAAAGTCCAACAGACTCTTTAGGATCTTCCTTTTTTGCATGATCAAGTGCAGCTTTTTTCCAAATCATCTAAAAGTACCTATTGATGGAAATTCAGATCTTGTACATTGTCGTTTAGGAACACGAATTCCAGCAAGATCGAAAACTGCCGCAAGTTCCCAACTTACAACATCACGATTTTCTGCTGATTTGCGATCTATATAATATATTTCTTGAGGAAACTCTGCTGTATTATCAGCAGTAGCATTTGTTCCGTCAGCAAAATTAACAGCATCAATAAATTTCGCAAGTGTTCTAATTCTAGTAACAGTAGCTCCTGTTAAATCATTACCAGCTGTGGTCTGATTAACTGTTAAAAGCAAAGCGGAAATACTTGGAATTAATGATAAATTTGATATAGATAATGTTGGTCTTGGTAGCTGTCCACGCTGAAAAGCAAAACCTTCAGCCTTTATCGGAAAACGTAAATAAGAATTACCTGCCCATACTATTTCTCCATTTGCATCTAAATTAGATCCATTATGAAACCTATAAATTGTATTTGAACCATGTATAGCGGCAGATAATTGCAATACAAATAATTCAATGATTGCAGATGGATTTATAGATTGTAAATCGCTAAATACTGGTGCAAGTGCCATTTTTTAACTAGGTTCAAAAACTTGTCTAAAAGTTACATTTATCGTTGCTCTATTGGGAAAAGGAATACGCTTTGTCCAATTATCACAAACATATTTGCCTTGCACATCGTTTGGAGGAGTAAAATCAAAACTAGCACTATCTAAGGCACGAGCGTCAAGAAAATTTTCTAATGTGTCACTTTCTGTTTCCGTAATGTTTTCAAAAGTTAAAGAATAAACTTTTGGATTTTGGTGTGCAGCTAATCCAAAAATTAAACGATGCTCATATCCATCGGCATATCTTAAAACACGTTTTATCGGCTTTGAAGTTTTTGTTACTCCAAAATCGGGTTGTAAATTTACAGTAGTATTAAAATTTGCCATAAATTAAGCTAGTATGCCTCCTGGTCTTTTTGCTTTAACAAGTTCTGCTTGTACAGCAGCCCCTAGCATCTTTCCAAGTGCTGATGCTTGAGCATTATCGCCCTCAACAGAAGAGCCTGATGCATCTACATTTACCACAACATTACCAACTCCACCAGAAGATTCAACTCCTAATCTCCCACCTCTACCTCTCTTCAACGGCATGATTGCCTCAGGCCCAGCTTCTCCCATAAGTCCCATCCCTCGTGCCATTGGGAAAATTGTGGGCCTATCTACAATTCCCCCTCTATAGAAAGGTTGTACATTATTTCTTGCGAATACATTACCTTTAGCATTTACTGACCCAAATACACTAGATGGATTACTAGGAACTCCTGTGCCATATGTATTGTCTGTTGTTCCACCACTTACAACCCCACCTTTACCAAATCCTAAGAAAGATTGTAATCCTGGTGCCAATGCGAATAATGCCTTAAAGAATAATGCTTTTATGATCATTCTTTGTAAGTCAGCTAATATTGATCTTGCTAAATCGCCAAAACTAGCTTTACCTGACACGGCAAGTTCTGCAAATCCATCTGCAAGTTTGTTGATAGACGTAACTGCTAACTGTTCAAGATTATCTTGTAAATTTAAAGATGCATCTGCTACTTTTTTAAATTCCTCTTTGAAGTTATATGTATCATTTCTAGCTTCTTTAAGCTTTGTTTTTATATCATCAAGTGACAAACCAAATTCATTTGCTTTACCACCTAAAGCTTCAAAAGCTATTAGTGATTCTTTTTCTATTTGTAAATTCTCAAATTCGATTTGATTTATAAGACCAAGTTCTAATTTATATTTTTCTGCTGCTTTTGCTTTTTGTTCTGGATTTGCAAATGTTTCAAATTTACCTCGTGTGTTATCAGCAACAATTTCAGCATTCAATGCTTTATTAAATTCTTTGTTATAAAAATCTAAAGCATCTGCTTCAACTTTTTTATTTGCATCAGATTGGAACAATCCACCTATAAATGGTAAATTTTGCAATGGATTTTCAGTAGCTTCTTTAGCATCTTTGAACTTAACTCTTGTTTTCTTTTTAGCTGTTACTCTTGCATTACTTTCATTATTAATACGATTTATCAATCGTAATAATCTAGTTATTTGACGTAAGAAACCTGTGATTAAATCGTTAAACTCTCCACCTAGATCTTGGAATATAATACCAATCTCATACTTCATATCTTTAAATGCGTTTGTCATTCTTTGACCCGATTCTTCGGTAGAAGCAGCCATATCTAAAGCAGCTTTTCTATGATCTTCTGATAATTTTTCTGAGAATTTAATAATTTTATCTAGACCAACAACACCATCTCTCAAGTCTTTTTGCAATTGAGTCATAGACATTTTATTTGCATTAGCAAATTTAACCACGGCTCCTGGTAAGCGTTCACCCAGTTGGCCCTGTAATTCTTCTGCCGATACCTTACCTTTACCGAAGATCTGAGACATCGCTCGAATCGCACTTGTAAGATCTTCTGAATCTCCACCTGTTGCTTTTACAGCTTCTGATACACCTCTAAATACAACTTCTGCATCTTTTAAAGTACCTCCAGAGCCAAGAACAGATGCTGATAACTGTGTAAACTGTTTTGTGGCTTCTAATATTGGGACGTTTAATTCATCAGATACACTTCTAATAACCGTTAATGCTTGATTATATTTATTTGAATCTTTTGTAACCCCTGCAAGAGCAACTCTTAATCTTCCAACTTGTGCAGAATATTGGGTAGCTCCTTTTACAAATTGTGAAAAATCAAGTGCTGCTCCAATTGCTGCTCCTTTTATTGCACCTTTCTTTCCAAACTGCGCTCCTATTAATGCACCTTGTGATGTAAATCCGGGTAATGCTTGTGCAGCAATAGTACTTGCAAAACCCATTGCAATTTTTTGACTAACACCAGCACCTTTTTTACCTGTAGCATTAAATGCCTGTAATTTTTTTCTATTATCTTCAATTTGTCTACCTAACCTCTTAAAAGCTCGACCACTTGTATTTACTTCTTCTCTAAGTCTTTTTAAAATTTTATCTTTCTGTTTAAATTGACTTATTGTTTTTGGTTGTACTTTGCTTACTTCTCTTATTGATTGTGCAAGAGACTTTAAATTTTGTTTTGTTGGAGTAAGCTGCTTATTTAAATCTGTAAGTTGTTTTGTTAGACCTTTAAAATCTTTTAATCCTTCAAGGTCAATTTTTAGCTTAATAAGCGATATTTTTTTAGCAGCCACTATTTCTTCTCCTTATTCACTTCTTTCAGAGCTACAGATTCCATAAGTTGTAAGCCCTCTAGCATTTCTTTGCGGTTAGTTACATTGTAAAGGTCAAATAGTCC